TTTCACTAATGGTTCATCATCGCCTTGAACAATAATTTCATACTCACCAATAGGTAAAGAAGTTATAAAATTTACGATTTCCTTGTTGTATTGATTGACTTTACGACCATGCGTCCGTTCACCTAAATTTCTGTTATGGTTAGTCATAACCGCACCATGCCGCAATAGCCGTGAGTTGTGCTGTAAACATCCTTAAAATAAAACGCATCCTTAGTTTTTACCGCTTCTTTTTCAGGTTTCCACCGCCAAGCCATGCACGTTTTGCCAATGCAAGCGGCAGCAAATTCTGGCCTATTCATGCTCATACAGCATCCCATTTTCTCAGCCTCTTCAGGCGTTACATAATGTGGGTTATCAGTCATATCTGCCCCGATTTCTTTAACCTGTCTAATGCTTCGTTTGCTATGTCTTTTGAATCTGCATTGTATTGTGCTTTTGATATTTCTTTCAATGCCGTAATCATGTACTCAATCTCGCACCATGCCATTAATTTATCATAACAATGCGAACATCTATACCCGTTTCTGCATATTTCCCCTGCTGTTATTTCTTCCCCGCAAGGCCATTTAAGTCTTTTCTCAAGTTTCATCTGCCGACCCTTTTAATCATTTTATTGATGCGCTTGATTCGTTCTGCTGCCCTCTTTGGGTCTTCCATCTTCTTGGCTAATTCCATTGCCCTAACCAATTCATACATTTTAGGATGTTTTCTCATGGCTTTACTTTCGTTAATATACAAACCCATTCATAGTTACTTATCTGGTAGCGGGTATGCAACGTCAAATCCCGATCTGCACATCTGCCCTGATCTGTCTTTACAATTACCCGCCATTCAGGTCGTTCACCTATGCGGACATGGTTATTAATTACATAGCATTCCTCATAGCGTACCCACGGTATGCCAGACCAATCCACAGCCAAGTAATCGCAGGGTGCTTCCATCCCGCAATCATAGCATCAATCTTTGTCCCACGAGAACTTTGGCAGCGTGACCTTGGGCTTTACGCCCTCACCGCCCTGCGTCTTACGGATAGCCTGCAATCGGGCTTCACGCTTTGCTATTGCCATCCTCATTAGCCGCTTTTGATCTTCCGTTAGTTTTGGTTCTTTTGACATTGGTTTCCATTTCCTTAAATTTTTGTGCGTAATTTACTAATGTCTCAGCATAAAACTGTTCCCGCATTTCCGCAGCCAGAAGATCGGATTGTAACCGACGTATCATGGTTTGATACTTTGCTTCTGTTTTGTCATCCATGCCTGCTTAACCTTGCCATACCCTGCCATACCTCGCCACGCCTAGTCTCGCCTGCCTCGCCAATCCTCGCCTGACCGAACCGAACCTAACCTCGCCACGCCTAGCCTGCCATGCCCGACCTTGCCGCGCCGAACCGCGCCACGCCTGCCTTGCCAAACACTGCCCAACCCCGCCCGGACCCGCCCCGCCTGCCTTACTTTACCTTGCCACGCCTCGCCATACCTCACCGCGCCTGTCCGCTCCTTGCCTGCCTTGCTTGACCACGCCCCACCTTGCCCAGCACTGACATGCCAAGCCTGCCTTGCCTGACCTCGCCCAGCCGTGCCTTCCTTGCCTGCCTTGCCGTTCCTTGCCGCTCCTTGCCCGACCCAACCGTGCCGTGCCTGCCTTGCCCGACCGTGCCTCACCGCGACCCGCCGTGCCTAGTCATGCCTGCCTTGCCTTGCCCGACCGCGCCTCACCATGCCGCGCAGTGCCGTGCCATGCCTGCCCTGCCAAACCGGGCCTTACCCGACCGTGATTTGCCCCGACTTGCGCCGCCTGCCTTATGCTACCTCTTCCCTCTCAGAAAGAAGATAGTGCCTAAGTTCTTCAATTTGAACAACAATATCATCTACTTCAGGCGCTGCCAGATTACGCAACATCGTTGCACACGAGGCTAACGCAATCAACATAACCGATACCTTATCCGCATAATTCACCGCAACCTGCTGCGTGTAATCATACCCAGCACCAGTCGGTGACCGTATGAATGAGGACACCCGAACAACCTGATTGTCCGACCGAATCACATTCACCTTCACCCGCTTGATCAGCGCACGGGCCTGAGACAACCGATGCTCATGCGCTGCTTCCGAATCATCCCAGTTAAACTGACCATGCATGGACGAGTTGGGGTTCTTCGCCGCGTCAACGACTCGCTCTGGATCAAGCGAGCCGTCAACTACGAGCGATTCAAGTTCTTCCTTGATCGCCTTAATAATCATTAGTGTGTTCCCTCAATTTCAAACGTACCAAAGCCCAAGCCCGTAGACGATTTAGAATTAGGACGACCCTCACCAATACCGACCTGAACGCCAGCCCGCATCAACAAGTTAGACACGTCCGTCAATGTAAACTGATCCGCATCGTACTTAACCCGCAGATTGATATGCCACTTGCGCCACATTGGACGCACCCGAATATCCACTACGCCAGTTGAGTTGCGGGTATGCATATCCAACCGTTCCCAGTCCCCATGCAGGTGAACCAATGGAACACCGTCCACCAAGTCAAACGTATCGGCATCAATAAAAATAGACAGCTTTGCCATCGTCATTGTAAAGCCGACCAACCGACACGCCGAAATCATGGCATTACGGAACGCACCCGCTGGAACGCCTGCCTTACCGTCTGTGCCGATATGCATTGCGTCTTGGCAATCTTGATCAAAGTCACGAGCGTCACGGATCTTCTTGCCTTTGGCCGTGCTGCCCTGCTCCATCTTAGACATCATCGCTTGCTTAGACTTGGCTGAGAAACGGGCCTGAACAAATGGTGCAGTGCCTATAATCTTAAACTCTGCCGTTACAATGCGTGGAGCAGTGATTGTTACTGTTTGTGATTTGGTCTTGTCTAACATTTTATATTCCTTTGATGATTGTTAAGTGTTTGATAGCATTAGTTATTTTATTCTAAATACGCGAAAACCTCCTTCTGCATCAAAGACCTTGAACGTCATGGTCTTAATTCTATAGTTGGCAGCGTAAGCCGTTTGTCTAAGGCTCTTGCCCGACGCAACATCCATTACAGGGACAAAGAAACTATCCCCCACTTCCATCGTTGCGAATGGATAGCGTGACGTGGACCGCACCTTATAGGCTGGTACGGGTATTTTCTTTTCAACTTTATAGATTATTGCCATTTATATCTCCCTCTTACAAAAACAAATCTAACGATCTGCTAAACGGGATACAACGGCAGATTTGAGTTATTCCCACCAAATTTCTGGCTCTCACTCAACTCGTAAGTTCTCTCAACACCTCTCGTGATCATGCCAGTTTTACGCATGAATGTAATAGCCTGACTAACGGTATCCACCAAATCATCATGGACACCCTTGGGAAACTCCTCAACTTCCGTTACTACCATATCTGCCCATATGCGGAACAAATCTGGATCACCTAACTTGGTTGGTGCATAGATCAGTCCCTCAGCAAACAAATGTTGCACTGCGTATAACCGCGATGTCTTATCTAGATCTTGCGGGTTAACCTCACGAACGCTGAACTCTTCAATGCCGACCAGCCGCCTGATTTCCTGTGCCACCGATATACCCGGTCCCTTGGCTTCCACCAGCAATATGTCAATCTTGCTGTCCCGTGCCGTCATTACGATCTTCTCTACCAGTTCATTGAACTCAAGACGCGCTCGCCAAGCATTCGTAAGCATGATCTTTGGCACTTCGTCCCCCTGATCAGACTTCTGGATGCGCGATACTACATTTCCGTGATGATCCCGATTCACAATAGCCGTTGCCTCGCCCGTATCACGCCAAATGCCCCAGCAGGTCATGGCGCTAAAGTCGTTCTCCTTCTTGGTGGTGTAAGCCAAATCTAAAGATCCGATATTGATTTCCATGTCTGGGAACGATGACTTGTCATACGGCATCCACCATGTGCGTTTGATGATACCGCCACCCGCAGGAGCAGGTCGTTGCTGTAGCTGCCCAGCCGTTCCATACGGGCCAAGCGTTTTTTCAAGGATTAGAACTTCCTCCTCTCCAAACCGCTCAGGCCACAGCAACTGACCTTCTTCCGTGCGTGGATCTGTCCAAACAATATCACCCTCGTCATCGTTGGCTGCGCTTGGAACTAGCGTCGTATAGATGCGACGGTCAGGCTCAAACCGCATAGGCAACATCAGGTGCTGCCAGTTCCCGACATCCTGCGTCAATACATGTCCAGTGATGTCTCGTGAGTTAAGCCGCTGCTGGATAATGATTCGGCAACCCCGCTTGCTATCATTCAACCGGGTAGACCAAGCCATGTCCCACCACTCATTAGTGCTGAAAATAATGGCCTCAGAATTGGCTTCACGGCTGTTATTAGGGTCATCCGCAATCAAGTACGTCCCGCCCATACCAGTCGTGGAACCGCCAACCGATGTGGTTTGCCTCCTGCCGCCTGACATTAAATCAAACTGCGCCTTGGTATTCTGGTCTGGCTGTAGCTTAACCTTCTCCCCCCACCGGGACGTAAACCAATCACTCTCCACCAATCGGCGGCACTTCAGGCTATCCTGCAATGACAGGCTCTGGCTGTACGATGCAAATAGGAACTGTACGCCATTGCCCGACGTAGGCGACATAGCATCCTGTATCCAGCACCATGCGGGAAACAATACACCGACCAATGTAGACTTACTGAACCGTGGCGGGATGTTAATGATCAGGTTCCGTATGTTCCCATCAGCGCATGCTTGTAAATGGTCGCATACCGCTTGCATAGCAAAGCCGCCGCCAACAAATTCAGCAGGATCAATCACATGCCATGCTTCTTTGGCAAAGTCGTAAAGGTTGCGTTGAAGCCGATCAATTTCCAAATCATGCGCCCATTGCGCTGCCTCCTCTGGCGTGAGGTCGGACGGCAACTTCCCCTTAAAATTTGGCC